TAATGCCTTTTTCATACAAGCCAGATACATATTCTTGTGCGATTGGACCACGCAGGGCTTTCGCGCCAAGATTGACAGCTTGCTCTCCAGCAATAGATCCGATAGCGCCTAATCCAGCTTCTTTTGTTCTATCTTCTGGTGAAGTCAAAAATGCAGTCAATCCAGACATTGCTCCGCGCCCAAGCATTGTCGCTGGGCCAAGCCCAGTTGCTAGCGCGTATTGTGGAATTTGCTCTATGGTTTTTCCAAGAGTAGCCCATCCAGATCGATTCAAATAATCCTGCATTGCCGCCTGCTCAGCAAGATCACTTTCTGTAGGTTCACTAAAGAGACCTTGTAAGCCACGTCGTGTCTGTCGCAATCCAATTGCGCCACCTTTGAGCGCCTGCATTGCGGGAGATTCGGTTTCTGGCTTTGAAATATCTAACTGAAATTCATACGGTTTCGCTTGATATTTATATGCTGGAGCAGCTTGCACTCCAGACCAATCTTGTGACCAAGGCCCATCTTCAGTTTGCCATGATTGTTCCCAAGGATTAGCCATTAGCGTGACTTCCTCCAGCTAGATTGATCATTAGGATTGCCGCCAAGATATTCGTAACCGTTTTTAATGTCACCAATGCGTAATCGCCCAGCAGATGCCGGTTGTGCCTGTGGAGCGTTTGCAGCACCAGCAGACACATCAACATCAATACCAATTGATGCAGGATCAAGACCCAAGTCATTAGCGCGCTGCGAAATGATTCTAGTAAACTCCAAGAAACCAGCCATTCTTTGGTTGTAAGGAATAGATGGATTGTCAATTGCAGCCGCTGCCAATGCTGCTAGTGCAACATCTTTGTCTGACTGCGGGCCAGGTGAGCGTTCAATCGTTTTTGCAAGCTCTTTTGCAACAGTTGTAAGCGCTCCAATCTTTTCCATGCCAGCAGTTGAGCGTGACCCACCTGGACGTGGAATGCCACCAACTACGCCTGCTGCAAACTCCTCAGTCGGGCCACTAGTAGACTCTGAAATTAGCTTCATAACGCGAGATACGCCGCCCTCACCCATTGCACGCTTAAATGCGCCGGTGATTCTTTCGCCCTCTGCTTTGCGTTCTGCTTCTGTTTCAGCGGTTTTGCGCAAACCAGCACCTTCAGCTTGCATTAAAATCTCTTTCTGACGCGCTTCTTCTTTTGCACGCTGAATATCTTGCCCAGTGACAAATTGCTCATCAGTCGGCACTGGAGCTTGTCCAACGTTACCAGCCTCAAGATCCGCAATTAACTTGTCCATTGCATCTCGTTGACGACCAGCAGGCATCTGAGCGCGCACCGCTTTCATCTTTGCAAGGTCTTCTGCAACATTCGTCATTGGTACAGGCTGCATACCAGATGGCATAGCACCTTCGGTTGTGTACGCTTCTTGCTGCACGCCTGTAGGCGCAAATGGCGTTACACCTTGTTGCCTTAATACAGGACCTTGCGACATTCCTGCTTGACCACTCATGCCGCCCATGCCAGGAACACGCTGTATTCCGTATTCTGTTGGGTTGTAATACCCAAAGGCTTGATTAGGTGTCATCTGAGGTGGCAACTGATTCAAAGCAGCCTGACGATCAACCGCTGCTCTGTTTGCCATTGTTGGAGACTGATAATATGGTGCCGCCCACATCAAAACACTGTCTGGACTTAGGGCTTCCACATTAAATCCCGGAGGTGGTTTAATACCAGTTTGCTGTTCAAATTGCGCAAGTGCGCCACCCATTTCGCTATGAAACTGCGCCATAGTTTGTGGATTCATCTGCATACCAGCATACTTTTCAGCAATTGGTGCTGCTGTACGTGCAAACGCTGTTTTTTGTTGTTCAGAAATTTCGCCTTGCGTCTTTTCTGACTTCAGCATTTTTTCTCGCATGTTCATATTTGCAATCTGCTGTTGCATAGCAAATGCAGGATCAATGCGTGCAATGTCTTCAAAGCCAGGTTGCGGATTTTGTGCGTACAACTCTTTAATGCTACGCTGCGCCTCTAACGCTTCGCGCTTCTGCTGATAATCAAGCGCGTTTGTCATCATATTCTGCATGTTTTGAGCGCCCTCAAATGCAGCATTTGGGTTGTATCTGTATGCGTTAGCAAACGTAGTTAATAGATCAGCCATAGCTATACCTTATTTAAATTTATCTTGGAATGCTGCCTGGTACATTTGTGTCAATAATCAGCGGCTTTGTAATTCCACCATGACCCATGCTGCCGTAGCCGCCGCCCCCAAATGCGCCGCCCCAACCGCCAGAGCCACCGCCACTAGCACCGCCGCCAAACAAACTGCCAAGACCGCCAGAACCGCCAAAATTACCCATCATGCCACCAATGGCACCAAGACCCTGACCGATCATATTGCCAGCAATATTTCCTTGTGCAATTGAGTTGGCCGCTGATGCATTGCCGTATCCACCAAGAGCTTGATTGATCAGATTAAGGCGTTGCATGCCAAGATTATTCATGTCCATATTAGCGCCGTAACCAAAGTTAACAGCACCAAGTCTGTTTGCAATATTTTGGTTGAGCAGTCCCATGCCAGCACCGTATAAACCAGCGCCAGTTTGCGCCATATTTGCTGCGTTACCATAAAGCCCAGCGCGTCCAATTTGTTGCTGAACTCCAGCACCTAAAAGATCGCCAAGACCGCCAACCTGATTAACGGCAGTACCGTAACCTCCAAGCGCAGTACCCATACCTCCAAGTTGCTGCGCCTGAATACCAGCTTTACCAGAAATAATGTTGGCTTCTGCACCAGTTAACTGTGCGCCCTGACCAAAGTTTGCGACATTCTCACCAAGCACACCAGCCATCTGTTTCTGATAGTTTTGATGTTGTCCAAGTGCGGTTTGGTAAGCGTTCTGAGCGCGTTGCCATGCGTTTTGGAAGCCTGTAGCTGCCTGCTGCTGACCGAAACGTCTTGATGCCTGTAGCTGTGCGCCAGATAACGTGCCACCACGTGCAGCAGCACTTTGTGCAAGTTCTTTCTGGCCTTGCTCAAGCTCAAACTGGTAGCCTGGCGTAGCCTGCAATTCAGCAAGATTACGCACCATTGGTGTGTAAACTGGGCTTGCTTCATAGTCCGCTTGCGTAAAAGCCCGAGTCATTTCTGGAATAGCACCCTCGTACCTTCCAGCAGCACCATAGTAACGATTTACTGCCTGCTGATAACGCTTGGCAAGATCGCCCATTTCGCCAGCAGTTGCGCCAAGGTTGCCAACCATGCCTTCATAACGCTGTAAAGCGCCACCATAGTCACGCATTGCTTGCTGATACTGTGGCGCGACTGTCTGATAATCTCTAATTGCTTGCTCTACACCAGGAATTGCAGTCTGACGATATGCGTCTACAGCTTGCTGATAGTTACCAAGCTGATCCCAATAACCTGGAATTGCGTTTGAATAATCTTGCAGCGCTTGCTGATAAATTGGCATCTGTTGTGCGCCAATTTGCTGATATGGTTTCATGCGATTCTTCGCAGATGCATACCATTTGTTAGCTTCTTCAGCCTGCAAGCGCGCAATGTACTGCTGCATTTTTGCAGCAGCAGAAGCACCGCCAGAAGCCATTGCGCCACTTGCAAGACCTCCAGCCATAGTCAGCAACCCGCCGCCTAACATTAAAAAACTCATGGCAATGCCCTCTGCGATTCAATCAACATATTATATTCCTCGAATGAATCACAAGTTACATTTTTTTCAATAACTTGCACATCATTTGATTCCGATGCATGAACAGTTATCCATTCAACATCGTCATGACAAAAAATAGCTCTTTGCGTTCCGGGTTCTGTAATAAATACAGATGGCGCAGAAACAATTGATTTCTTGCCATCCTGATCAATAACTGTACAAGTTCCTTTTAAAGCTATAGCAATATGCTGAACTTTATGGACCTTTGTAACTACAGTGGTGCCTGCTGGAACAAAGATTCTGCGCCCATATAATCCAGCAGCAAAATAATGCTCTAATGGCGCGTCAACTTTAGCAATTTCACCGTCATCAATGGCTTGCTGCATAGCATTTTTTAAATCTGCTATGTGTTGCGCATTGATTTTTAGATCATTCATTTTTTCTTTGCTTTCGCCTTTCTAGCAACATCAAGCGCTATCGCCACACTTTGCTTTTGCGATTTTCCCGATGCCATCTCAGTCTTAATGTTCTTGGATACACACGCTTTACTTGCACACTTCTTCAATGGCATAAATCACCTATACTTGAGTAGCGGTTAGAATAACACTTGGCGTTACTGGTGTCGTTGGCGTTGTTCCTGCTGGCAACGTTTGCATAGAAATCAACGTATTTTCAGTTTGCCACATAAGCTGAATGTAGTCGCCACCAGCTAAGTCAATAACCAAATTAAGAGCAGCAATCATTGCCCCAGAATGACCGCCATGACTGTTTGGCACCGTAAACTGACTGTTAGACTCTGCAACATCTGATCCATTCTTACGCAACCAGACGTTTACTTCTGCTGGATTGTTGGAGTTATTTTCGGTGCTAACAAACTGAATGCTAAATTGGATGTTGTAAACGCCAGAATACGGAAACGTGATTCTGCTGCTGCTGACAATCTCAACATTCCATGCGCCATTGGGCGTATTAAATGTTACTGGATACGCAGTAGTCGTATTAGCTGCAAATTGATCTGTATTGTCATAGAACGTGCCATAGAAACCAGCAGCAGTGGAACGCCATTCTGATCCAGTCCAGACCATCCATTGTCCACGGTCTGTATCAAAGTAAGGACATCCAACATACAGGTCTTGCGTTGGATACCCAGAACCAGATCCAGAGTTTGTTAGCAAAAACAAAACTTTCTGAACGCGCTCAAACCAGTTATTCCAGACAAGCGCCATACGCCCAGTCGCTTCTGCGATGACTGACTGCGCTGGAAGCTGTGGAAACGCCATTACTTGTCAGCCTCTGCTGCAATTGCCGCCGCACCAATTAAAACAACTTTGACTGGATCAGAAATTCTGAACTTGAAAACGTAGTTGCGGCTAACTCCAAGTCTGCGCCATTCAGCACGCTTTAGGAACTGGCCTTGAGCGCCAAATGATGTCCACATTTCGTTGCCCCAAGTAAAGCCACCATCACGGCTTACTTGCAGCATTATCTGTGGGTTCTGACCTTGACCGTTGTTTAGTCCAACGCCCTGCTCCATATCGACACGCAGTCGATAAATGTGCAGCTTGTTGAAGCTGTCACCACGATAGAAATGCGGCGTAATGAGTTCGCGGATGATTGCATTTCCGTTGTCAGTGTATGCTTCTGGATCAAGGACATACAGTTGACCATTGCGATAATCACAGCCAATGACATTGAACTCAAACTGCGTTGCTCTATTGACGTAGTGCCGACCTACACCATAAGAAACTAGCGTACTCCATGCATCCGTTGTTGCATCATACAGCCAAGTTTGCTGTGCAGCCTGAAAGCTGATCTGGTAAAAGTCATGGCCGTTTTGTCTGTATCCAAACGCCACCGCATCGCCAGGGTTTTGATAGTTGTTAATCAAAAAGTCTAAATCTGGCGTAGAGACTGGACTTGGCCTGTAATTGTCCAGCTTGAACACAGACAACCCACCGCGTCTAGTACGTCCAAGGAAACAGACATTAGCGCCTGCACGCCCCATGCTAGCTCTTGCAGCAAGCCCTACATCAGTCGGTGATCCTGCAATACGCTGGTACGGAAATGGGAAGCCGCCAGTGTTTTGCCAGTACTCAAGCGATACTTCGCCCATCAACAGAATGTTGCCATTATCGATAGCAACAGCGTTCAGATTGTCTGTGTATGCTTCTTTGCTGGCGTACTGCAATGCATCCCAGTAGAAGCCATCATAAATGCCAGATAGCCAGAATTGCTTTGTGTTGGCTACGCTGATTATGAAATAGCCATCATTGAACGCAACAGTCGTAGCTACTGGAAAATCAACGCCAGTGTATGCGGTTGTGATCTGACGGAAGTTGTTTAGAACTTGCAGCGTGCCAGTCGTAGAACCAGACGCAACCGTTGTAAACGTCCACGTATTTGCAGAGTTACATGTGCCAGATCCAGTTGTAGTGCCAGTTGCTGTGAAGACAACGCCAATCTCATTTAATGGCGCGCCAACAAGTGTAAAGTTTGATGTGCCGACAGCAGCAATGACGTACTCTTGGCCGATTACAAGTGCAGTTGCAGCAGTGTTTGGCACCGTAAGCGTATACGTGCCATCAGCTACAAGGCCAGTCGCGTTGATCTTGACGCTTTGACCAGTAACGCGAGTGTGTAGGTATTCAGTAACGGTTACAGTCGTTAGCGTTCGGCTATAAGCAAGATTTGCGGTTTCTTTCTGATAAATGTAGCCGCTGTTGCCATCAACAATGATAGCTTGCTGTCCATTGTCAGCCATGCTGACGAAGCCAGTAGATGTGTTGATTTCACCAACTAGCGTAGATGTGCCGCCAGTAGTGACTTCAAAGATACTGTCTCCAGCCGCCACCAGCAGCACATTGTAGTTCTGCCACCACCAGATGCCACGCGCTGGCTGTGATCCAACTTCTGCAAATGGCACAAGCCCTGGCGTGCCATAAGCAACCAGTTTGCTTTTATCCGCTTCTGGCCTGACTTCCAGATACAGATTCTGGCGTTTTTGTGCAGTAACGGCTCTTGATTTGCCAGCAACCCCTGCGCCAAGTATTGGAAGTTGAATATCGTTAGCCATTATTAACGCCCCGCCGGCCCATCGCTATAAACTGAATAACGTAACTGTGCGGTGTTCATTAAGTGAACATCAGTCTGTAGCGTATTTGTACGCTGATTCAGCCGTTTAACGCGCTTCAATGCTTCTATGCCAAGCGCCACAGTGGTTGGCCGAATCGCAAACTGATATTCCTCTGCAATGCGCGCTGCGAGGTTGAATACAATCGCTTCCCAGTAGCCAGGAGGAAACTCCAATGGCGCAGTCGGATCAGCAATGATCGGCAACGGCTTCCAGCTTGTCAGCGTAATATAAGCTGGTCCAATCGTAGCTGGATCATTTGGAGAAAATATCGGATAAATGTATACCTCGCCAATCGGAAACGATGGCTGGTAATAAATGTAGTTCGGAAAGTTCGTTGATAGCGTCTTCAGCCTGATTGCATTGTAGTCATCATATCCAAGCACGTTCATTGGATAATCAACAGGAATGCTGCCGTTGTTCAGCGTCAGATATGCACCAACAATCCGAGTTGGCCGCACCGTGTTAAAGTCGCCACCAAGTCCAATGCTGTAGGGATTCTGACCAGATACAAGTGCAAACTGTTCGCGAATCACCTGATACAGCATTAGCTCATCAAGTGACCAGCTATCCAGCATCCTGTTCAGCGACTCAAGGCCATCAGTAAGCTCTTGCGCGGTCAGGTCTACGTCTACAGCAGACACCTGAATCAGGCGCATTGCTGCTTTGATTAGATCGTTACCCGTGTAAAGCTGACCTACGTTTGCAAGCGTTTTAACGCCAGTGCCTACTGGATTAACCGCGCCCCATGCGCTAGGTTCATTTTCCCAATAGTTGTAATCCAATGACCAAATATTGCTTGGCAACGTCCAGATGTTCTGGATGTAAACCATGTGCGGAATATTGCCGCCAGCAAG